GGGGGGCATGGGTTTGCCACACATTCCACAAAACACCGGTCAGCCCCAGAAGCTATCGAGAGCTTCGCCACGCTTGCGGGCGGCGTTGGCGCCCTCGAACCACCACATAGCTTCTTCGTGGAGCTCGCTGGCTTCCTTCTCTAGGCCGAGCACTTCCTCTCTCTGTTCATCCACCAGCTGCTTTAGCTTATTATCTTTTTTCAGCGCGAGGATCCCGGCTTCGTGCCCGCACAAAGCTATCAGTCGGGAAAGATACTCCTGAGCCCTGCCAGCTGCAGCACGCTTATCGAACGCCGCATCAGCCAATTGAGTTCCTATGCCATGCAGGTCGTCTGCCATATCGTGAGCATCTGTTGCTGCATAGGCTACTGCGTCGCCCTGTGCTTTAGTCCAGAGAGGGTTTCCGTCACGGCGATCCTCTATTATGGCCGGCGACCTTGGGTAGACTTCGTCGTCGTCGTCGAAGGCCTCGCGCGCTCGGTCAAGAAGGTCCAGTGAACGGGCGGCCTGGGCCCGTAAGCGGGGGGTCTCTTCTGCCGATAGGGGGCGGAAGCGCCGAGCCCAGTATCCTCCGCCGACCTCCTCAAGGCGAACAAGCACATTATGAAAATCATTGACGATCTGCCGGATAGTGTAGATTTCTCCAATGGTTATCGCTGAGTGGAGCGGTGCTTCAACGCAGCGGACTTTATCTCCTACTTGCACTGTCATGACATTCCCCTAAAGAATGAATTCCAAGAGATACCTCGGCCACACCGCCGGCGGGGTGTCTCTAAGTGGTAGCGGACGTACCTCTGCCCCGTAGTGTCCCACTTCGTCTCGGAAGTGATATCCAACCCCCGATCGCGGAGGTCCTTGATCCTCCTAGGCAGGTGGCGGCACTTGTAGAGCGCTCCGGCCTCCAAGCCTGTGATGTTCCCCACCTCGATGAGGTGCTGTAGGACCATCTCCACCATCGGTAGCTTGTTGATACGTTTTGCTGACATATTTAGCTCCTATTGTTTGGTTTTTTCGCCTTATTCAGACTGTTCCAGCTTGCCGGATTGAAAGGCTCATAAAACCAAGCCTCTGGTATGAGCTTGTCGGCCCACTGGAAGCGGTATTTATCACACCACATAGCGTAGGTTGTCTTCGACTTCTTACCAATCTTTTGGCGCGAACTTGAAAACACAAATCTGATATCAATATCAGGCCACTGATCCTGAATGATTTTGTGTTTCTGTCGATCTGCGGTCACAAAGCGACCTTTGGTCTCGATGACGATGCCATTCGGGAGGATGAAGTCTGGGCTGTAGGTCCGCTCCTTGAGGGGAGGGGTGTACCTAATCCTATGACTTTCAAAAGAAAATTCGATATTGGCAGCGACCAGCTGGGCCGCCACCAACTCTTCTAGTCCCGATCGATAGCCAGCGAGGAGGCCGCGTTTATCAGAAGTCGTGGCCATCTGCGTCAGCGGTCTCGGCGTCAACGCCAGCTTCTTCGATGGCCTCAGCCACAGGCACCTCTAGGGTGGTGGCATCCAGGCCCTCTTCCTCGGCGAAGCCATAACTATCCGCCGACTTCATGCCAGGGCCAACCAGCGAGATGATCTGCACAGCTTCTAAGCCAAGACCAAGGCCTACGGCACCACTGGCGGGGATGAAATACGGGCGAGGCTCGAATGCGACCTTACCTGTACTGCCACCCCAGATGTCCACTCCTCGTGGGAAGGGGGCCCCTTTGGCGTCGAAGATGCCAGGCTTGCGGGACCAACGGCCACCTTTTCGCTTCTCTCCGCCGGCCTTCATCTTGAACTTAAATTCCAGATTGCCCGTCGGCTGCTCAGTCTCCTCATCAAAAAGTTCGGTGTACAGAGGATTAACGTCGATACCTTCCTTCCCGTTCTTTTTCTCAAGCTTCTTGCGGGTGTCGATCTTGAGGGCGGCGAACTGCTCCTTACCTTCGACTATCGCCTGCTCATATAGAGGGGTGAGCTCTGCGATCAGCGGAGCAGCCTCCTCAGCGGTGAGAACAAGGCGGACGTTGTAGTTGCCGTCTTTGCTGGGATACTCTTTCGTACCGTAGTCAATCTCCGTCAGCTTCGGATAACGAAAGGCGCCTGTCGGTGTCGTAACCGTCGGCAAGCGCTTAAATTTTTTGTCGGTGCTCATCTGTGATGATCCTTAAAAGGTTGCATTTAAAGGTTGTAAAGAGCCGCTAGTCGGTCAGGGTCCACCCCAGCCTTCCGCAGCTTTATCACCATGTCAACTGGGAGGGGCTCTCCCCTCTCCAGTACGCGGCGTGCCTCAAACACTATGTTGAGTGCATTCATTAAGAATTACGAAGCCTTTCCTTCCAGTCGCATTTTGATAGCGACGCCAGTGTCCAAGCAGGTCGATCGGACGACCCAGCCCTGGGCCTCCAGCGCTAATTTAGCTTCATCCCCAGCGGACCTGCATGTCGCCATATCTGAGAAGATTAAGGCTTCTGCAGTAGCTTTTGAGCCGTCAGGGGCGGCTACAAAGAGCGTCCCTACGACAGCAATGATGGTAACAATCATAATTCATTCTCCAGGTACATTTTGGTGGCCGCGAACTCATCCCTGTGGCCTTCTTTGGTGACCATTAGGTTGGTGACGGCGGTGAATGCGTCTTTGGCGTCGACCCCATAACGGTCACAAGCCAGAAGGAAGAATGCAGCGGCGCCGAGGACGCGGGAGCCCGGCTGGAGATGCTGCACTCTGTCGGTGATGGTCATGGCTGCCTGAGCGACGTGCGCTGCTTTGGCGTTCATGATCATGTCGCGGTCGATCTTATTCATCTTCTAGATCGTCCTTGTAGAGGGAGCGCATGGCCTCTCCGTAGCCCTCCCAGCTGTCGACGCCTGCCTCCTCAAGAGCGGCCAGTACGGCCATTTTCTCGTGAAGTCCCTTAAGGAGGACAAGGGGCACCTGGACTAAGTCGTCGGCACGTTCGTCAATCTCGGCATGGGACAGAGGCTTACCGTCCAAGCCCACTAATGAAGCCATAATCACTCCTATATAATCTGTGGTTGTTGGTTAGAGCCGCAACGATCATCGAGGCTGTGGATCTCCGGACGGAGACGTATCGCCATCCTTTGGTTGCGTGGAGGTATCTCCCGACCTGCTTGTCGTTGAAATCTTCGAGGATTTTCCTTGAAGGGTTGCGCTTACGAGCGAGGGCACGCCTGAAGTGGCGGTTGCCTTCGGACTTGGGCGGCAGGAAAGGAGCCTCCCAAACTCTACCTCCGCCAACTCTCGGTCGCTTAGAATACGCCGTCGAGATGGAAACGGTGGTGGGGGAGGGATTTCCGGTCGAAATGGGAACATCAAGCACAATTATTTACCTCCTTTGAAGTAGCCTACCTTAGCTAAGCCATCGCGGATGACGTTGCGAAGATACAGCTTATCTTTTCGGGCCATATTAGCCCTATCGAATTTTACGCCGTCAACAACGACCTCATCCTTTGTCGCTCCTATGGCGATTACGATGCTCGGCTTCATGGTATCTATCCCTATAGGTTGGGTGGGCCAGAATGGGGGGAATTGCTCAGATCACGCAAAAAAGAACTGACTTTCAAGCACCTCCTTCAAATCGAGGGTCCCAAAAGGAGGAACCTCAGGGAGGTCAACGTCTGGGACCATCTTAGACACACTATTACCAAACTCCCGCAACACGTCGTGGTCCTCATACATATCGACGAATGCGTGCCTGATGCACGCAGCTAGCATATCCGTATCGGCAGCGTGAGTGCCATAACTATCGTGGACCATTGCATAGCTCCCTACTCCATTATTCACTGCATAATTAACGGTGCCGACGAGAGCGGCTGCGTCCATTGAATGCACGAAGTTAGGAGCTACTCCATTGACCTGCCGGCGCCGATCGAGCTCATCCGTCTCTGAAACTAAGCTGAGTTTGACGATAGAGCCAAATAGGGTCGTATTAACCCTACCGACGTCGAGGTGCTTGTAGGCCTGTAGGACGGGGAAACCACTAGGCGCCGTCCATACTAGCGGGCGGCAGCTGTTGTCAGCGCGCCGCGCAGCGGCCCTAAGCCACCCCATGGCGCCCTGGGCGGCTACTACGACCTCCCCTATGCTTTGCCAGACAATTGCAGCAAGCCAATTTGAAGCCTTATGCAGCTCCTCTCCGAATGGATTAGCATCGCCGGCGGCAATCCTATCGGTGACTGCGTCATTGACATACGTCCTACAGGATTTTTGCGTACCTCCATAAGGGAGGACCATAACAGGCCTCTTAGTGAGTTTGCGGTCGATGCCGAAGGACAGCCACTGCTGAGCCATAGCTCCCTCCTCAGATCCTGCTGGGTGGAGTAGAAGCTTGTTCCTCACAACTTTAGCGACCTCTTCATAGATGTCCTGCGGCCTATCCGCTGGTAGGAGGTTGACTGCAGCTCCGCCGACGGGATCCCTCAACATAGCGCTGTAGTGCTGGAGCCCATTGCAGGTTCCATCCATAGCTATCGGAATATGGCTCAGGAACGTCCCATCTGTGTCCCCCATATAGTCCGCCCACTCGAAGCACCACGTCAAGAAAGCGAAAGGCTCCTCAGCTTGGGTCCACCAAAGGTGGTCTAGTGGCGCAGCTGCGACGTCGACGATGTTCGTAGTGTTCTCGATTGTCCACTGAATGCGCGTATCGAGAGCAGATTTGTCCTCGCCCCATAGATTAGCTCCATGGATTGCGAGCCACCCCTCTGCTCGACTATCGACGATCGGCTTACCCTCAGCGAAGACCAGCATACCTCTAGCAAGGTCGCTCTCTTGTGGGCTGAGGGTGACAGGGATGGGGTACATACGGCCGCGGAAGTCGAGGCTGTGGGGAAAATATATTGCTGGGTAATCGACGAACTCCCTACCTAGGGCCACCTGCTTTAAGGCAGACACTCTCTTTGATCCTGAACGCTCATTACGTTCATGCGCTAGCTTGGCATTAACTTTCCACAGCTTCCTAGCAGCAGCATTATCGGCGATATCGTGGGGCTTAGGAGGCAGGTCCTCTTTTTCCATAGGCGGCAGAACCCCCAGATCAGTGCCGGAGGAGATTAGAGCTTCTGCCACCTCCAGAGTTCTCCGATCGACCTTCCAAGCGGTCTCTTGTACAGCATTTAAGGCTGAGTACACCTCACTAAGGTCTGCACCCTCCAGTAGGGACATATGCTCCTCAGACGTCCTCCTAACGAGCCTGTGAGGATTGAGGAATACATCTGTCCAATAGCCGCCGCTGGTGGGTGATGTCCACGGCTTCGGAGGGATAACAGTAGGCAGCTGTGCAGGCATCTTTAGCTCATTGACGTCATTAAGCTGCTCGATCCAGGTGAAGAAGGATGGGGACATATTCAGCACCCAAGTTTCCTTATTCCTCGTAAATGTGTGCCTCTCTAATGTGGCTATGCCTGTAGCGGCGACGAGTAGCTCTATGATCTTCGTCCCTAGTATGACCTTTTCCCTCGTCGACCACAGCTTCCACCCTAGCTCAGAATGCTCTCGCAGGACGTGGCGCATGACTTTTACCCTATGCCCTTCGTGGCCGGTACGACTATTTAAGTCAGCAAGCACCTTCTTGCATAGAGCAGGGTTTTCGGCCTCAAATCGGAGGGTTGCTTCCTCCATTTCGACCTCGGCGCCTAGGGCCTCCGCCTGAGCCGTGAGCCTATGGGTCCTGCGGGCTTGATTATGTAGAAGGGCTCTTGCAGCTAGATATGCGAGGACCTCAGGCTCTGTGTATTTAATTAGGCGAGCGATTGTGTGATTAGGGCCAGCCTTAGATTTTGTGTCATCCATGAATTGGCGTATCGCTTGCGCAGTTGGGGTGATGACTGATGAAAGCGCCGTCCTGGCGCCTCCCTTTGACGTCACTCTGCCTTGCTCTATATTGCGGCGTAGTGTCAGCCGGAAGCGGTCGACACCTCTGGACACCATTTCACCCTCTAGGCGACACTGCTCCGGCCAAAGTGGGTGGTCTTCTGGGTTTGCATAGGTGGACAATGCTGATCTCCCGTTTAGACGTTGAAATTATTGTTCTGGAGCTCCGCCATGCCATCCAGAGCTTCTGGGGCGAGGTGCGAATAACGCTCCGTCATCACAATGCTTTTGTGGCCTAGCCACTTCGATACTCGATAAAGGTCCACTCCAGCCATCACAAAACGGCTGGCGCAGGTATGGCGGAGAACGTGTGGGGTTACGTCGGTGAGGCCCGTCTCATCCCTC